ATACACTGTGCACGATACCGAGTTGTCAGACCAGATAGACTGCATCTGTTTGATTTCTTTCAGTTGATCGATTGCCGTCATTTGGTTAGCAAGCTTAGTGCCTTTCGGATAAGAGAAAGGAAAGCTAACGATCATTGAATTATAGTCCTCAGTACCGTCCAAGTTCTTCTTGTACTCCATCGGATAGCCATGCTCACGACACACCTGTACCAGCGGATTGTCCGTGGCAATTGTGATTCGGCGTATCATGTATTGCGCGTAGCCTGGGTGTATACCAGGTGTTACTCCGGGCAATAGGCTAAGGGTTCCTGAAGGTTTGATGGTTGTGAGCTTGATAGAGACATTCATGTTATTCAACTTCGAGTAACGCTTATCGTACTCCCTCAGCTCAGCATAGGTGTCTTCTAGCCAGAGAATTTGCTCTTGACTAGCCTGCAGCACACCGGTCATCCCAATACCCATTCGCATGTTCTTATGAACAACTGCTTCTGTCTCAGGGTGATGGCAAGGCATAAGCAAAGAATGCTTGTTAATCCGATACAATAACTTTACGAGGTCGAGTAATTCTTCGGCACTCTTAATGTTGGGCAGAAATACTTCTGAGAGACAGCAGGTTTCGTAGGGCTCAAGTGACTGCTCCGCGCATGGATTAAATCCCATAACAAGCGGATCTGGGTATTCGATCTCGCCAAGTCTTCCCACTTTTCGACTGAGTTTGAGATTGATAAGGCCATACGGTTCTCCGCGTCCTTCGTAACCATCCCAGAAGTACTCGTGAAGATCTCTGATGTCGTCGCATACGACTGAATTATTTGACATAGCTCGCCATGCGGGGATGTTACCAAAATCCCACCTCTTGGCAAGTAAGAACTCGACGTCATCACAATCTCCAATTGCTATCTGAGCGCTTCGACGAACGTTACCGGCCACAATGATATGGCCAATAATATTCATTATATCTAGGCAGTCAATAGGACGAACTTTCTTACCTGCACGCTTTATAAGAATTTCGCTGATTTTTCCGACGCCCCAGACGAGATCTTCCGGTCCGCTAGCGACTCCGCCAAAACCCTTAATCGGTGTTCCCTTTCCTCGCACCGCCTGAGTAGAAAAAGTAAAGCTGCCTTTTTCTTTCCGTTCAGAGAGAAAAGCTGCTTTAAGAGTCTTGGCGAGAAACCGTACCCATCCCTCTCTAGAATCTGGGATGATAAAGTCTGCTCCTCCGTTGTCCACGCGAGTAGGAGCTTTGAACCATTCTCGAATTGTTGGTAATTTGTTAACATGTTCCCTCTGTATGTTATAGCCAACGCCAGACCCAAGGGCTAACATATCCATGCACCATGTAAATGGCACGATAGGATTGTCCACCACTGTGAATGCGCAGTTCTGCAATGATGCTAATCCTAGACGATCAACTGTCTTCGTGCCTAATTGCCATAAGAACCTTCCTGCTACACTTCCCTTCAGCTCAAGGAAGTATCGTGTTAGACGCTCTTCTTCTGCCGGACTAAAGCCACAATGCAATTGTTCCCTACAGGCTTTTAAGACCCGTTCAATTGTTTGAGGAAATTCCTCTGTGGGTGAACCGTCTTTATCGTCCTCGTTAAGTTTCCGCGAGTACGTCCGTTTGTATGTCAGAAGCCCCACGGTTGACCATGGTGTTATTATTTTTGTCATTATCTTCTTCAAATGTTTTTATTGTACCATTACAGCACGTATAGCAGGTATACGGTCGATTCTCTTCATCGAGGTCTTCATACCAACGACCTCCACAACGAGGACAATCATCCGATGATTTCGAATTCTTCTGCTGGTGTGGCATGTAATCTCCCTGTGGAATGAGTATATGTCGCACCTTGAACTGGCCCAGTAAGACCTACAGTCCTTGATTTCAACACAGACATCATTATCTTGTTTCTTACTCGTTCATCCTCTGCAACCATATTACGGGCAAAGGCAATAATATCAAATGATATTTGTTTGATCGAGCCACTCCCTCTTATATCATCTAGCTGCGGCATCTTACCTTGTTCAAAGCTAGTTCCGCCAACTGCACTCTTTCTAAGATGGCTCACAAGACCAACCCAGACATTATGCTTCTTGACTAGACGTAAAAGATCATTCATGATTTTATCTATCGCCTCATTGCCAGTCAATCCATCGGCACCTTCTGAGACTAGAATAGTGATATGATCCACTATGATATACTTGCAACCTACTAGACACATGTACTCCAGTTGGTCTACGATTGATGCGTCCTTGATAGCGCCTTGGTGGTCAAGAAGGACTACTCTATCTTCACCAAATACTTTGTCAAAGCCTACCTTTAGGTCTGCCTCATCGATCTCAGCAAACGCTGGATTGCGATTAATAGCCATACTCGCAAACTTAGTACCGGTCTCTGCTGGGGACTCTTCAAGTGATATGATTCCTAACTTGTCTTCCTTTGGTGCGATATCGAGAATATGCAAGCCAATCTCGCGTGTCACTGTACTTTTACCTGAGCCTGTACCACTGATAAACAAGGCAATCTCACCCTGTCTCATCCCATTGACCTTCGAGTTGATTCCTCTTAGGCATTCAGGATATGGTATTGATTCAATCTTGGAGCGTTCTACAATAGCCTTCCAAATCTCCTCTTTAGGAATAATACCGGCAGGTGACCATGCAGTGGCATCCCAGATGCAGCGCATAATAGCATCGCCACCATCTTTGATGAACATCTCACTAGGATCTTTAGCCGACAGTTTAGCTAGCTTTACTTTGTCAATCCCAATGATATGAAGTGCTTTCGAGGTTGCTTCTTCGCCTGATTTATCATTGTCAAAGCAAAGAACTACTTCTCCAAAGCTACGCACCCAAGCCCTATCCTTAATTAACTCGGCTACCATTGTTGATGCTGGTATAGAGACTACAGGATAGAACGTTTTGTACTTATCAAAGTAAGCCTGAGAAACTGTTAGTGCATCAATCTCACCTTCAGTGATTACGAGTCGTTTGCCACCACCATTGAACTTATCCTTTCCAAAGAGGCCACCAGAAGGCCCAACCCAGCTAAAGCTCTTTGGGAGTCTTCGGCATTTAAACCCTCCCTCACTGTAAGGATAATAATGAGCGTCGATCTCTCCAGCAGTATTATAGGATACCTTAACACCAAAGTGCTCACAGACTTGTTTGTCAATATTACGCTCTCTAAAGCCTCTAGAGTGCATCGCATTAATTTCTTCGATGGTGGTCTTGCCATCCATCATAAACTTCTCTTTTGGTGCGTCCACTTTGTCTCCTGTTGCTTTGAAGCTCTTACCACAACTAAAACAGTGTGAGCCACCATCTTCGTATACCTGTCTGGCGTCAGACGACTTACAACTTACCTGATCCAGGCACGGTTGGTTCTTGTCCGTTATTTTGCCCATTAAAGCCTTTTCCCACGTTTACTACCAGTGTGCCAGCAACAGCTAATGCTATTACAATTAGTAGCCAATCCGAGCTGTCCAGACCGGGTTTCTCAATCAATTTGAATGCTCGAATCTCTAGCACTAGAAATGCTAGAAAGCATATTGCATTACCCAGGAACTTCATTTTTCTTTTCCTCTACAGTGATCACACGTCGCGCTGCTAGCATCTGAATTCCATAAGTATATGCTCTGGTTGCCAGCATAAACTCTGGGGTATGCTCATTAGCTGGATTAGTAATCAGACCAGTCAATGCCGCAATTGCTGCACGATCTATGAATTCAGCCTCACGTTGTGAATACTTCAAACGTTTTCTCCTATCGCTCTTAGCATCATATGCATCCTATCTTTGTGTCGTTGCGTGATTGGTTCCTTAACAATCCAAGAGACCTTGTTAACTAGACGATTATACCAGATGTCCTGTCTGACAGGCGTCTCAGCATACATCAGAGACCACGTCTCGGCATATGGGAGAGCACCCTTAGACTTATACTGTTCGATTGCAACAAACTCGAACTTATCCTTACCATGTAGTTTGACTGCAATAGATAAGGCATCTGAGGAACTAATATACCATCTCCAATTAAGGTCTGTGGATTGCCTGCGTGTTGTTCCCTCTATCTTCTTCATTGTTCTGAAGTTCTTCTTGCCAAGATAGAGCTTGTTGTTTTCTACGTCACGAATAATGTAAATGAATCCGAAGTATTCCTTTGTTCCCAACTCTTCTGGGAACTGCCAATGTCCGTTCCCACGATACTTAGTAGGATCAACTCTTGAGTTTGGAACACCTTCTAAGGACATCTGTGGCCGCCTTAGAATAGGTATAATTGGTTTAGCTATGACTGGCTCTGGCTTGATTACAGTTCCAACCAGATGCTCAGGGAGCTTAAACTTAGGTGTACCATCTTCCTTTTCAGGTTTGTATATTGGAGGAAGATTGAACATACTCTCCGAAGACATTAAGACCTCTGCATTTATTATTGTTGTTCAGAGTGTGGTCAGAGCAGGTTTCGCAGTTGTGTATCCCTTGCGTTTGCGCCTGACCGGAGTCGGCACGCGACGTTGGCCAGAGCCAGACGCTACGGAGTGGCCGATTACGAGGGTGATCTGGACTTTTTGAGCCTCGCAGCGGGCAACCTCGTAGGCCTAGATGAGTTTTCGCGTAAGCCGTTGTTTCTGAAAAAGTTTTTATTGAGACTATTACTAATTGTAAACTATCGGTGGTAACTTACCTATTACTTTCAAGTCAGGCCACTGCTTGAGCATGCGTTTAATATAGGCATCTATGTAAACCCAATCGCAACTCATTTCACTCTCAGGTTGAATGACATCATACATAATTAGAAATTTCTCATCAGCTTCAACCCACCAAAGAGAACCTCTCTCTACATACAAGTAGCAATAGCCTCGATCGTCAATTACCCGTAGCCACTTCTTGTTCGACATAAGGAACCACCGGCCAGTCTTTAAGTGAGAACTCATCATTGATAGTCTTACGCAACGTAATCAGATGCCCCGTTAAGATTAGTTCTTTCTCCCACTCATCTGGCCCAAAGGCTGCCTGATAAGCTTGCATAACGGTAGTCCTGAACTCTTCCTCAGTCTGGCATTCCTTAAGCAAATTCTCTGCCATGACTGGACCACAACCAGGTATTGCTTTGATGTTATCTGTAGGATCACCTTTGAGTAGCTGCTCGTAATAGAACCGAGTGGCCTCTTCAGGAGATACTACTAAGAATTTCTTTTTGTGCATCAGATATTGCTTGCCTGGAATGCATTTTAAATCCTTGTCTATCGTGCATATGATATATGGCTCACCGATAGCGACACACTCTTGCTGCCATATCCGAAGATAATCGTCAGCTTCCATTCCCACAGCCTCTACTGCAAGGCCATTATCAATCATCCTCTGACGTATAGTCGGGACGAATTGATGCGGAGGTTTATCTTTCCGATGACGCTTGTAATCAGGAAAGAGAGTGTCTCTGAAGTTAATAGGACTTCGGACTGCTGATTTAAACTTATCAGCAAAACAAATCTCCTGAAGCTCTATCATTAATTCTTTGCAACGTTTCCAAGCTGCTTCTAGATATGCAGCGTCCTCTTCAGGAGTAAACGTCTTTTTACCAATGTACTTACGACCCTCTGGATCATATGCACGGCTACCACAGGAGTGATAGGCTACTACATCACCATCAATTATTGCTAGCATGTTTTGTTTAGTAAGTCAGAGAGTCTAACTGTGTAACCATCTTTCATAAGCAATGTGCTATCTTCAAAGGGCGAGCCATCAGTGCACTTGATATCTAGCACTAATACTTCGCTTTCCTTATGTAGTAGCATACCACCTGTTTGTTGTATAAGATGGAAAGTATATCCTAGAAACTGGTAGACATCAAGGAAGATATCACCCTTCTCAAGCTTCTCCATTGATAGGTAAGCTTGATGAGCCATCTCTGTGGTCTCTACCTGACTAGGCATTTTGTATTCCCAATCTTCACCAAAGAAGACTGAGACACCATATCTAAGCTTGATCATTTGGTATCTTATCCTCTTTTATGTAGCCCTCGAATATTCGTGCAGAGGATACAAGTTCAGAAGAACTGAAGGGGCATGTTGTTCGTCTCTTGCGATACTCTATTGCAAGTTCTAGACATCTAAGCCGAATACTTTCTCTTTCATTAAGTCTAGCAGTAATGTCACTCAACTAGAGTTCCTCTCGTTCTAGCATATTCCATAAAATGTTTCGTCTTTGCTATTTTATGATCACTGATGTTATTATCGAAGATCATACTAATATTCTCGCCAAACATATGCATGGCCGTGTTTAGATCCTTCCACTCATGCTCTAATGTTTGTAGATTGGTAGGAGAACCAAGTGTTGCAGACGGGTCCCTGTCCTCCAACCCATAATGCAAACATTTAGAGGCTGCCTGAATTACCTCAGCTGCCTCTTCCATTACCTTCGTCAGAATATACTCTCTGAGGTTCATCTCTTCGCCTTATTATGTAAGCACCTGAAGGTGCCCTTACTATTGTGTACTTTTGGCCATTAGTCTCAACAACGAATCGCTCGTCCGGTGTAGCATCTTTAGGAACTACTCTGTCACCAAGTTGCTGTAACTGAAGAATGCTGTTGATATCTAATTGATGTAGTTCAGACTTTACTTCAACTGTCCTACGTAATGTTTTTAGGTAACGGTCGAGATACGAAGATGGCTGCTCGTATATTGTGACTGTCTTTCCTACTTCTATTTCTGCCATGTCATTCCTTAACTTATACGAAGGAATGACCGTCCAAAGATTTACTGGTGCAAACCAAATAGACGGCCATTTCATCATCAGTCTTCTTGTCGCTTCTGCTGTTTCTTCCCTTGCTTCATCTTGCCGGTGCGATGAATCTTATCACCGGTAAGTTGGAAGGGCTGATTAGCGGGATTCTTCGGGTGATGCTTAAATACGAGTTTCTTGTTCTGCTGTGCCATTCTGATTCCCAATTTGGATAAGGCCGCCGCTGCTTTCAATAACATTGGCTGTAATTGCTTTAGCAAGTTCTGCTGTATTACGAACAATACCTGCTGCGCAAAGTTTAAGGATCTCAGTAGAGATTTCATGATCAAGCGTCAGCTCAACACTGCCTGTACCATTTTTAAACCTTACCTTTCCTTTATACTTATCGGGCTCTGGACCATACTTATCAGACTCTACTTGCAATGAGTCTAGGATCATTTGGTGTCTCCGTCGCAGAAGTCAGCTAGAACTGCAACACGTTTCCAAAATGAATGATTGACATCATAGTCACCAGCATCAGGAATTCCATTAACTACTACTGTCTTATCCTCCTGAGCTTTCTCCATCTGTTCAGCAACAGCAAGGTTACGTACAATCAACTCACCCATTAATAGGGCAGGATTGTAGGTCTCGATGTGCTGATTGATGCGTGGGTCAAAAGCAACAAGCGCCTTCATTAGCTGAGACCCAGACGTGCATTGCCAACCTTTTGTTCAATACCAGCCCAGAGCGCCTTTTCTTCGTCTGTGCCGTTGCTCTGTACAGATTCATTCTTCAGCTGAACTGTTTCGAATAGTGCATTCAGTTCATCTTCCGACAACTGCGAAATGTTTGCGAAACGCATTTAGTGCTCCTTGTTATTGATTGAGAGCTGAGCGTAAATTGCTCTGCCTTCTCTAGTGGGTATCCATACACGGTGTGTCTGGTAGCTGTGTATTCCATAACGTTCGTGTCTGCAGCATGCCACAAAGTGCCACTGTGACTCAAAGTGATATCTATCAAATAGCCACTCTAATATCACTATGTCTTCTTTAGCTGCATACTTTTTGATTTCGTTACGTACGTTCATACTATTTGTTTCTATGCTGCTAGCTTCTCTAGATTATCATTACGTATTCCCGCTGCAACTTCAGAGGAGAATAATGAGGTCGTTACTATGAGTTGTTCCAGAGTGTCCTTATTATGACGAGCGTAAATACTGTTGTCAAGCAACGCAGAGGTAATTACGTTAACCTCGTCCTTTCCAAACTCCATGTCGATAACCTTATCGCTTGTCGGGTACCCTGCCTTGATAAGGATTCGATTGAACAGGTGCTGTACTATCCTGAAATCGATCTCAGCGTCCATAGACTCTGCGCTCGTTCCATATACCAACATATAGCTAAGTGACATTAATACGTCTTGCTTAACCTCTTCAGTAATCTCAA